GAGCCAGCGGCTCAGCGGCTGGTAGCCCGCTGTGCTGTCGTCGGTGGCGCCTGGGTCTGCGGTGGCGCTGGGGTTGTTCAGTGGTGCGGTTGGCAGCCAGTTGGCGCCGTCGAACTTGTACCGACGGCCGTCGGCGAGGTTGTGCATTTCCCAACCTTCCAGGGGGCCCACCAGCGTCCAGGCGCCCTCGTCGTAAACGGCGATCGCGTTGGCACTACCGAGCCAGTCGCCGGTGGGATTCGGGCCCACAAGGTAGGCGGCGCCGGCGACAGGCGAGCTGGGCGGATCATCCACGCCGATATCGAGCACGCGGCCTTGCACCAGCGTGTCCAGTACCAGCAGGTTGTAGTCCATCCCCGCTTTCCAGCCGTCCTCGCCCAGGTCCCAGTCGGTGTTCAAGCCGAGGTTGTTCAATGCTCTGTTGGGCATGGGTTTACTCCTCTTCAGTAGGCCGCTGCAGGCGCAGCGACCGCCAGGTTAAAGCGTCATCGCTCTCGATCAGGTGACCGTTATTGGTCGGTTGCAAATCGGATAGCATCATCAGCCGGCCACCCACGACTTGCAGGTTGCCGGAGCGGCGCGGGAAGAATTGGGTGTTGGGGTCAATGGTCTGGACGGTCCAGGTGGTGCCACCGTTGGTGCTGCTGAACACGCGGGGCGCACCGCCGTAGCTATCGACGTACGACCGCCCGATGTAATAGTGGTCGCCGTTAAATTCCACGATCCGGGTTGTCCCGTAGTAGTTGCTGCCAGGCACACCGTTAAACGACGCCTCGGACCAGTTCTGGCCATCGGTGCTGTAAAACAGCGTGCGCTCAGAGCCTTCGCTGGTCTGGCCGAGGCCGACCCGGACGAGAAAGCGGCCCGCCATGCGCTGCACATGACCGGACCACAGGCCCCGGTAAAGGCCTTCGCCAAAGTCCCCATCGGCCAGCAGTTGCGGGGTTACCAGCTCCCAGTCGACCAGGTTGACTGAACGCCACATCCTGGAATTGACCGCATCTGGGCGCGACATCCAGATGCGCTCGCCCTCGCGGATCACTGCCACGTAGTAGCCATTGCCGTACGCAATGCTGTTCACCGTTGTGACGTCCGCGCGGTTCTCATCCAGCACGGGAGGCAGCCGGTGCTGCTCCCAGGTGCTGCCATCATCCGACGAAAACAGCAACTGATTGCCCCACAAAAACAGCCGCCCATTGATCACCTCGCTGAACGACAGCCCGGTCACCGTGGCTGAATCCGACGGCGAGGGCAGCTCCGTCCAGGGGCCATCGAGCGATGCCGCCTCAGACAGGAAACCGTTGAACACCCGCACCCAGCGGCCGCCGAACCAGTACACCGTGCCGGTCCAGAACATCGGCAGTACCGAGTGGCGCGTCCAGGTTTCGCCATCAACGCTGGAGACCAGGTACTGCTCCCCGCTCACGTCCAGGTCATTCCACCGGCCAACGTACACACCGTTTTCAAACCCCATGATGTTGATGTACAGCTGGCGGCCGCTGATGCCGCCACGCGGCGCAATCACACCCGGGTCATAGGTGCCGCCCCAGGCATAACCCCAGGACTTGCCATAGCCGGCCGCCACATAGTTAAAGGGGATCCGCACTGATTGGTAGCTGCGTGTGTCGGTGTCGTAGTCCAGCGCTTGGCTGTTGATCACCAGCTCGACCAGCCCCGAGTAACCGGCGAACAGCTCCACCACCGTGCCGTCGATATTGGATTCCGAGGTCAGCACCTGGCCGTTATCAACACGCACCAGGCTGGCGTTGTAGGTCACCTCCGGTGCACCGGCGTTCAACATGCTGGCGTCCACCAGCTGATCCTCAATCACCACCTTGTCCCGCGTGGACCAGCTCACGCGGAGCACGCCGCGCGCGGCCGCCGGGTAGGCTTCGCCGTTTATCCGGATACGGCCCGGCGGGTACGGCCGCCCGGGTCTACCGGCCAGGGTAATCACATCGCCGGTGGCGTCCTCAGCGGGCAGCGTGGCGG